GCTGATGTTGCGCACCTCGAGGGATTCGCGGGCAAGCTCGCGGAGGGTCAGTCCGGTGAACTCGTTGCGCTCGCCGCCGAGGCCCGCCCGCATCAGCAGCGCCAGCGCCGCGCCGTTGCTGAAGCGATCCACCGCGTCGCCGGTCACCACCGTGCGCACCTGCGTGCGCGGCTCCGGGGTCGGGTCCTTCGCCGCGAAGGCGTCGATGATCCGTGCGCGCGCCACGTCGAGGGAGACGCCTTCGACGATCAGGGCGTTGGTGAATTCGGCGGTCATCTTCGCGGCGCGGCAGGCCGAGCCGATTTCGGTCACGCGGGTGCGTTCGGCGGTCTGCGCTTCGGCACGAGCCGATGCGATGGCTTCGGCAGTCGCAGCGGCAACCGGTGCCGGATTGATCGGGGCAGCGGGGATGTTCGGGTCCGCCGCGACCGGGGTGGTCGGATTGGGCATGGTCGTGCTCCTCGGTTTGAGATCGGCGGCGGACGCCGCCAGGGTACGCAACCGCTCGGGCAGTGCCCGGCAGTTGCTGAAATCGAACTTCGCCACGGCGGCGAGATCGGCCTCGTCGGCGATCACCTCGTCGGCGAAACCGAGAGCCTTCGCCTCGGTGCCAGTGAGCCAGGTTTCTTCCGACAACAATCGGCGGATCTCCGCTTCCTCCTGACCGGACTTGCCGACATAGATCCCGATCAACTGGTCGCGGATCTTGTCCAGAACGTCGGCGCGTTGGCGCATCTCTTCGGGGGTGGCGTCGTAGATCCCGGCGCGCGGATCGTGGATCATCATCAGAGCGGATTCCGGCATCACCACCGGGTTGCCCGCCATGGCGATGACCGACCCCATCGAAAGCGCGATGCCGTCGATCCGGACCTCGACCGGCGCGGTCCGCGCCTTGAGGACGTTGTAGATCGCCATCCCCTCGAAGACGTTTCCGCCGATGCAGTTGATGTGGATCACCAGGGGCGTGGTCGGCGTCGCCACTTCTCGCAGGTCGGCAACGAAAGATTCCGCCGTCACCTCCCAACCGATCTCGCCATAAATGAAGATCTCGGCAGCGGCGGCACCCAGCGCCGCCCGCATGTCGTACCACCCGCGCCGGATGCTCTTGGCCATGGCTTACTCCTCCACCTTGGGATACTGCGTGTTTTCGGTCCGAACCTGCGTGAGGCCCGCGCGCGAAACCCGGCGCGGGTCGCAGTCGAGGACGATCCCGAGGCTATCGAGTAGCGCGAAGGCTTCCCGCATTTCAGCGAAGTGCGCCTCCGGGTCCTTGCCCGCCTTGCGCACCATGTCGTAGGGGGTATCGACGCCAGTCCGCACCGCCTCACGTGACGCCGCAATATCCTCGGTCGGGTTGATCATCTCTCGGCGCGGCGGCGTCCACTTCGCGCGGATCGGACGCCCGATCCCACGCGCGACGGCAAGCGCCTCGACGAACCACCGCTCGACAGTGCGGCACATTTGATTGATCGCCATGTTGTTTTGGTACGCGGTGAGGGCGCGCTGAAACTCCAGGAACCCCAGCCGTCCCGACGAGAAGTTGAGGTCGGAAAGGTCTCCGCTCAAAACGAAGGCTGGGATATTCAGACCCGCCGCGATTTCCCGCAGCGAGATCCGTGACATGTCGGCATAGCCCTCCACGCCCGGTGGCGTGGCGAACTTGATATCGCGCCCGGGCGGCAAGCGCTCGTAGATGCCGGGCGAGAGTTCCTCAAGCGCCGGACGCGCGGGTGTCGCGGCCTCGCCCAGCAGAGGGTTCCCGCCGCCTTCGCCGTTCGCGTCCACCTCGAAGACCGCGAAACAAGCGGCGATCTTCTGCCGCATCCGCTGCGCGTCGGCATAGTCGGCATAGTCGGCGAGCGACAGAATCACCGGAGCAAGCCACGGCACACCGCGCACCTGACCAGCGCGGTCAATGCGGTAGACATGCGCAATTTCGGACGCGGGCACGCGCCGCGACTGCGGCAAGCGATAGGTGGAGCGCCCGCCCGGGTGTTCGTCGAACAGCCAGTAGTTGACGCGCCGTCCGATCTTGTCGAACTCGACGCCCTGCACAGCATACGTGCCGTTGTCCTGCGGACCGTCCTTGGTGCTGTCGAGAAAGTCGCCTTCCAGAATCTGGACCTGGAACGGCAGCGGCAGCCCGTCCGACGCGAGGCGGCGACGGCGACGCAGCAGAACCTCGCCGCCCTCGAATACGGACCGCACCCCCAAGGATTGGATTCCGTAAAAATCCATCTGCCCACCCGGATCGAGCGCCGTGGTATCGAGGTGTTCGCGCGCCGCCGCCTCGGCATCCTTGTCCGCCTTCCCGTCCGGACCCAGGAACGACGGGATGATGCCGGAGCCGATCACGTTGTTCTGAATCGCCGCCGCCGCTTTCGGCGCGTGCGGGTTGTTCCGCACCATGTCCCGGGACTGATCGCGCAGGCGCTGGAGCGCGCCGCCCATCGTCTCCGCGTTGGCGTCGGTCGAAACCCGCCGCCAGCCGCTGGTGCGGTGCGAGGTGCTCGCGCCGTCATACATCGCTCGCGCGGAGCGCAGCGCCGCGATCCGCAAGCGCGCATGCTCCCGCCGCGCCGCCGTCTCGGGGGAGACGGAAGCGATTGCGCTTTCCAGCCATTTCATGGTGTCAGGTCCCCTTGCGGAACACCGCGAGGCGGCGGTTTGAGGTAGCGGGAACCTGCCCGGTTTCACGACGCATGATGTCGCAAAGCTGGAGCAGTTCGGCCTGCGAACGGTACTCGATCGTCTTGCCGTTGATCGTCACCCGCAGCGTGCCTGCGGCGATGGCGCGCTCGACCGCGTCAATATCCTTCTGCGTGTACGCCATCGCCTATCTCCTCCCACTCAACCAACCGCCTCGCTGGGCACTTCGCCCCGAGAGGTATCCAGACCGCGTCGCGCGCTCTTGCGGCGCAGGTGCCGCCGAAGCCGGTAGAGGCTGCGGCGGCGGAGCAGGCATCGCCGCGACCGCGAACAGATCGCCTTGCGGCTTCGGTGGTGGCACGTTGCGAATTGCCGCCAGGCGCGCCCAATCGTCGACCGTCATCCGTGCAACACCGAGGTGATCGGCGAGCGCGCGGTTGTAGATGTCGCAGTCGTGGTAGTGGTTCGGGCCGTTATGATCCCAAACCCGGAGAGTCTTCCCCCGGACTTGGCGCTCGACCAGATACTCCGAAGTCAACTGCCGGAAATATGCCTCGTCGTGAAACTCGGCAAAGTGGCAGTAGCCCGCAGGGTTGCAGTCCGCCCCTTCCTTCACGCCCAGCTTTCTCAGGTTGCCGTAAAGCTCGGACTTCATCGGCCATGTGCCGACAGGCCAAAGCACGACACCGCGCCTCAATTTCTTTCCCTGCCAATTGATGTCCTGCCGCGAAGGCGTGCCGATCGCGGGGCGGTACCAACCGTCCTCACCCTTAAGAGCCATGGCCTTCGGGCGGCGGCGCACCCACTGGTACACAACCGAGGTATTGAAACCCGAATCCACTCCGAAGACGTCGATACCCCAGGCATTGCCATAGGCGTCGGGATAGGTCCGCTCGTAGACTTCGCCAAGAGCAATCCACGCGGGACTGTCGATGTCCGCCGTGTCTCCCGGCAAAAACCCGATATCGATGGACCAACACTCCTTGCCGACCCCCCAGGACTTCACCTCGTAGAACAGTCCGTTCCCCTGCACGTCGGCAGAGGCGGTAATGATCATGCCTCCCGGTGGGATCGTGCCCTTGGCGTAGGTTTCCCGCCGCGCGTGGAGCCGTTCCCATTCCGGAGCTTCGCCGCGCTCCTCCCAGCTTTCGCCGAGCCAGAGGTTGACGAACGCTTTCAGTTTCGTCGGATCGCCCTGCGCGTCGACCCACGCCGCCGCGATATCGTCCCAGGTCACCAGCAGCGACGACAACGTGTCGAGGTGGAACGACGGATGCCGCCCCGGCCCCGGAGCCGCCGCGATCCACCTGCCGCCTTGCACCATCGCCGTCTTGTGGTGGTGCTCGATCGGGAAGCCACAGCACTGGCACTCGTAGTGCGCCCGGTGCGGATAGGTCTTCTCGAACTTCAGGTGTTTGAACAGCAAGCGTTGCTCGCCGCCGCAATGCGGGCACTCAACCTCCCAATACCGCTGATCGCCCGCCTCGAAAGCCGCGTCGATCCGGGAAGGGTTTTTTTCCGTCCCCTTGATCGTCGGCGTGGAGCCTTCGAGCTTCTTGTAGCCGCCAACCGCGAGGAACGCGCGAAACCGCGCGTTGACCATCGCCATAGGATCGCCCTGCCCGTTCAGATCGGCGGGCCAGTCGTTGATCTCGTCGGCGATCACGTACTTGACCGTCTTTGACCGCAGATCAACCGTGCTATTCGCCCCGGTGATCGTGATCGACCCGCCAGGGAATTTCTTTTTCCGCGCCGTCGACGCACGCGAGGAACGGCTTTTCGCCGCCGACACCCGCCGACGCAGCGCCGGAGTTTCCTCAATCGTCGGGTTCAACTTCTCCGAGTTGAACTCATCGCCCGCGTCGATCGTCGGCATCACGATCAGCATCTTCGCCGGGGTGTTCGCGATCACCGAACCCGCCCAGGCGATACCTACCTGCGTGAACCCAACCTGTGCCGACTTCCGCACCGAAACCCGCGTGCAGGGATGCTCCTGCCCGAGACAGTCGAGGATCTCGACCAACTGCGGCGTCAACTTCGGGTCCCACAACTGCCCCGCCCGAGGCCCATCGGGAATAACCAGGTTCTCTCGCGCGAAGGCGGAAGGCTTCGTCGTGGGGTCCGGGGCAATACCCCGAGCCAGGGCAGACGCCACCAAGCCGATTGCGCTACCCGTCATCCTCTCCCCCTAGCCTCGCCAGGGCATCTGCGGTTTTCTGCTGCATCGCGGTCACCCGCGCCTTGATGACTTGCCGAACCTCGGCAACGCCGCCATCGGCGGCACAGATCGAAACCACCTCGTCGGCAAGGTCGAGCGCGACGGCGTCGGGAATGGCGCCCTTGCGATGCCCCGCCTCCACGTCGGGATGCGGCTTGTAGATGATG